CTTGTATAATGTGTTTTCCAAAATATAGTAGTTCTGTTTCTGCAGAACAAAAAAAATTAGGGTGGATTACTGAAATTCATAATTTTGATGAAACCGAGTTAGTTTTAGACTCAATAAAAAAATTATCAAATTTAAAATATATTCACATTGCCGGCGGAGAATTTTTTTATTCTAAGCATTGTTTACGGATACTAGAAGCAGTTAAAGAAGCAAAAATTCCTAATGTTGAGTTTATAACCAATGGCACTATTTGCAATGACAAACACCTATCTATTTTAAAAGAATTTAAAAATTTAAGCCTTCGTTTTAGCATAGACGGGACAACTGATTATTATGAATTTATTAGATATCCAGCAAAATGGAACAAAGTTAAAACAAATATTTTAAATTATAAAAAACAATTGCCAAATGCTCATTTGGAACTAGTTATGGTGGTTCAACCATTGAATATTTTTAATCTATTAGATTGGAGCAATTTTGCTAATGAAAATGAATTAGAAACACATTGGCAACTAATCGGTGGAGATTTGGGATGGGGAGCAATTACCGCCGAAGAAAAGCAACAAGCATCTGAATTTATCTTGTCTAATTATAAAAATTTTAAATTAGATCAAAAACAATTGGTCACAATACTAAACTATGCAAAAAATACAATACCTAATCTTCCGTTCACTACGCAAGAACGAGACCAATTCATATTCAAATTAGTTCAACTTTGTAAACATAGAAAAATAACGCCTGAATCGGTAACTAAATTACTCGGCCCGTGGAAGCAACTTCAAGACATAATTGTATTACAGATGTTATAATATTTGACCTTTGTTAGGTAATTATGTTATACTATTAGTATGCGTACAGCTACAATCATAATTCGAGATGAAGTAAACATTAAAATTGAAGGCTTAGAGCTGGATGCTCGTCGTGCATTGGTTAATGCTTTTAAATATGATGTTCCGGGTGCTCGCTATTTACCGGCAGTTCGTCTCGGTCGATGGGATGGCAAAGTATCGTACTTTCAATTAGGTGGTAGTACTTATGTAAACTTGCTACCAGAGATTATTCCTATTTTAGAAAAGTTCAATTATGATATTGAACTAAACGACCAGCGAGACTACTCTGTTAATTTTACTTTTGAGAAAGTAACAGAGCAAACATTTAGTCATGTGTTATGGCCCAAAGGTCATCTGATGGAAGGGCAACCCATGGAGTTGCGTGACTATCAAGTTGAGATTATCAATAACTTCCTTGAAAATCCACAATGTATCCAGGAGATTGCCACCGGTGCAGGAAAGACTGTTATTACAGCCGCACTCAGTAATGCGGTAGCACCCTATGGCAGAACTATTGTTATCGTTCCTAACAAGAGCCTAGTAACACAAACAGAAAAAGATTACATCAATATGGAACAAGATGTTGGTGTGTATTTTGGCGATCGTAAAGAGTGGGGACGACAGCATACTATCTGCACATGGCAAAGTTTAAATGTGTTGCTTAAAAATACTAAAGCAGGTGTAGGTGATTGCACAATTGGCGAGTTCCTTGAAGATGTAGTATGCGTTATTGTTGACGAAGTCCATATGGCCAAAGCTGATGCATTAAAGACCTTGCTCACAGGTGTAATGAGTCGGGTACCAATGCGCTGGGGACTTACAGGAACTATACCTAAAGACCCATTTGAGTCGCAAGCCTTGAAGTGTAGTCTTGGCCCTGTAATTGGTCGACTTAGTGCTAGTGAACTACAAAGTCAAGGAGTGTTGGCACAATGCCATGTGAATATTGTACAGTTAGTCGACCACGCAGAGTTTACTAACTATCAAAGCGAATTAAAGTTTTTATTGGAGGAACCAGATAGGCTAGACACTATTGCTAACCTAATCAAGCAGGTTAATTTAACAGGAAATACACTGGTATTAGTTGATCGCATTGCCGCTGGTCAAGGCATTATAGAACGCTTGGGCGATAATGCAGTTATGGTTAGTGGTGCAACAAAAGCAAAGGCGAGACAAGATGAGTATGATGAAGTGGCTGAAGCAACGGGCAAAATCATTGTTGCAACCTATGGAGTGGCTGCTGTGGGTATTAACATTCCTCGTATTTTCAACCTTGTTTTGGTGGAGCCTGGAAAAAGTTTTGTCCGGGTTATTCAAAGTATTGGGCGTGGCATAAGAAAAGCCGAAGACAAAGACCATGTGCAGATATGGGATGTGACCAGCACCTGTAAGTTTGCCAAACGACACCTAACCAAACGAAAAACTTTTTATCGCGAAGCAAACTATCCATTTACTCAAGAAAAATTAGAGTGGAAATAAAGGTTGCATACAGTAAGAATTATGTTATAATAAACTTATGAGAATATTAACACTTAACAATGCTCCGTATGATTTAGATCATTTACCTGAAGAAGTAGATGACATGCGTTTTGCTATATTTGATAATAGCGATTCCAAGGATCCGGATTATCATTATATTCCGTTGATTTTTTTAGAAAGTTTTACAGCACCTGCCTTGGTCCTGCGTATTGGTTCAAACATTGTTCGTATGCCCGTGGATTGGCAAATCTTAATTGGTGAACCAGACCTTGGTGACCTAGAAGTTCTACCACTTACGGCCATAAATGATCGAGGGTTTAAAGCATTTCAATTTAATCCACTTAGCAGTTTTCGTCCAAGTTTCCTTGACATTGAAATCGTCGATGTTTATCAAGAGGTCACTTGGTATGCTCCTAAATTAAAAAATGGTCAAATGCTATGTGTACCAGTGGACGATAGTGACAAACCCGAATGTGTGTATTTTGTTAAAGATATTAGTCGCAACTGCGAAATCGTTGATTACAATAAGGCTTGGTAATGGATAAACTTAGCATTTCTAACGAAATGGCCCAATTTGATAAAAAGAATCGTGATTTTTATAATTCTCTTACCAAAAATGAACAAAAAAAGTTTAGCAATTATTTGATGATTCGTTATGGATCTACAGTGCAAGGTAGTAGAGATCTTCAAGAATTTTATTTAATCAGTTGTAATGAACGATTGAATAAACATTTTTTTGCAATTAACAAACATCCTCAACTACAATGGCTTTGCTCTACTAGTGTAAGTCCCGGGCTTGGGATTCAACGACACCAATGGATCGCTCCTAAGAAAAAAGAATCTGGTGTTGGTAGTATTAAAAAGCAACTAGCAGAATTGTATCCATATTATAATGATGACGAACTAGAGTTGATGGCTAAAATCAACACTAAAAAAGATATAGATGCATATTTAAAAGAAAGTGGCCAGGAAACAAAAAAATGACAAGATTAGTAGTCAATGGATGTAGCTATATGCTTTCATATGCCTGCGGAAACGGACATATAGAATTAGCCAAACAATTAAATATTAACAATGCAACATTATTGGCTCTTGCAGGGTCTTGCAATAGTCGGATTATTCGGACCACTTTAAAAGATTCATATCAATCTAAAGAAAAAACTTTATATATTGTAGGACTAACATTCTTGAGTCGAGCAGAACTTCCTATAGCCGAAACAGAACATTTTTTTGAAGGCAAATGGATGAGCATACAAAATGAATTTAATCCAGATTGCCGTTATAACAATCGTTGGACAAAAAATGATTTTGACAGATTTATTGAACTTAAATTAAAATCCGAATTATATTCCATTGATGATTATTTAGAACAACTAATGTATCAATTGTTAAGTATGATTGACAGTTTGATTTATAGAGGACATCAGGTAATAGTTTTTCGAAATCCATCGGATGTTTATGATAATTTTTTAGACAATACAAGATTTGAAAAATTAATCAAATGTGTTAATATAATAAACGGATTAAATTGGGCAGCAATACCCTGGCAAGCTACACAAGGAATTAAATTTGATCCAGAAGATCATAATCTTGCACCCGAGATTCAACATCCGCTACCCGGAGAACACGGTCCGTTAAATAAATTTTTAGTTGAGTATATTAAACAAAATGCCTTACACTTGCCAGTATTGTAAGAAAGCCTTTATTAAAGAGTCCAGTCTTGCGGTGCATTCATGCGAACCTCGTCGTCGTCGCATGGAAAAAGATGAAGCAGGTGTGCGTTTAGGATTTCACGCTTATATTAAGTTTTATGAGCTTACACAAGGAAGTGCTAAGTTAAAAACTTTTGATGATTTTGCCGACAGCCCCTACTACAAGGCATTTGTTAAATTTGGTCGATATTGTGTAGATATTCGTGCTGTCAATCCTGCTCGTTTTGTTGAGTGGGTATTAAAACAAAATAAAAAAATTGACCATTGGGCCAAGGACACAGTATATACAGAATATTTAACAGACTATTTGCGGGTAGAAAATGTCAACGACGCACTAGCTCGTGCGATGGAGTTTGGCATTGATTGGGCAGAAAAGTCAGGACATCCAGCAGAGGATTGCTTACGATACGGAAATACTAATGCCATGGTCTATGCTGTAATCGCAGGCCGTATCAGTCCATGGATAATTTATAACAGTAAATCAGGACAGAAGTTTTTAGCTGAGTTGGATGCTACGCAGGTAGCCATGATATGGCCTTACATTGATGCAGACTTTTGGATGCGTAAGTTTAAAGATTACCCAGCAGATCAAGAGTATGCTCGAGATATATTACAGAAAGCAGGTTGGTGAGATGTCTGTAATCATTGTTGGCAGCAATCATAAACCCACCGCAGAATATCACAAAAAACTCGGTTTACCAAAAAGTATGCTAGTGACTACAATTGATCACGGGTATGAAATTGGGCATACTTCTATACAGGATATAATAGAATCCTCTGCACTTGAGGTAATATTAAAAAATGCCGATGAGGTTTATTGGGCAGAGTCAAGTAAAAATGAATTTTTTACTTCAAAAATTTTATTCAAAAAAAAGCTTACTCCTGGCACTAAAAGTGAAGTTTTACGGTATTTATGTCAAGAGACTAACATTTTAAGTCCCGAAGACCTTTCTATTCTTTATATTTTTTCGATGTATACTAA